GATCACTCTCTGTCTTGGTGTACGAGTTTGCAATGCTAAACGCATCATAGACTACCATCTCAACTACGTCATTCAGGGATGCCCCTGTAACCAGCACAACGCTAGTGCCTGTTGTAGCAGTGTAGTCAGTACCCGGCTTGAGTAGCACACCATTTTGATACACGTCTAGGTACAAGCTATCTGCGTAGGTCAGTGTCTTACTGTCTGCGTCACTACCACTAAAGCTAGTCTGACCAGCAGTTGCTTGGTAGACAAAGCGGTTGCGAACACCGAACTCTGGGGATTTACCTATGTATGGCATCTGATTACCCCGCTATCTCTGTTGCCCGAATAAGCGAAATACCTCGCTCATAATATTTAGTGTCTGTATCGCTAACTGTTCTATTTGTATACCAAGTAGAAGTAGCATTATCACTTGCGTTTACTCCTACTTTGTAAGTTATTTGGCTAGTTGTGGAAGGCGCATCAAAGTAACTGTAAAACACACCTTCAGGGGTGCTGTCTTGATTCCCACTTGAAATAGTAATAGGTGTACCCATAAAAATACCAACATTCCTACTTCCTGCTGCAGCCTGACCTAGTTTTGTTGAGTCTCTGTAAAAAAACCAAGTGCTATTATAAGCAGCAGTCATTGCGTTCCATTCACCACATAATTGGGCTTCAAGCATAATAATACTACTTGTAGATGTAGGAGTAATATTTACAGCTAGGTGGTCTAATGACACATTAGTTGCATCTGCACAAGAGGTGCTGGTTGTACTTGAGTACTGTGTATATTGCACCTGAATAATACCCCCAGCGGCATACCCACCTGCTCTAACTTTAGTTAACGCCATTTACCTACTCCAAATAGGGGAAGCCCCACGCATTATGCGTAAGGGCTATCACCAAGTACACTTGTATCCCAAGCTGCCTTTAGCTTTGCGATTGTATCTGCATTAGTAATTGCAGATGCTGCTGGGGCATCACGAAGGGCATTTTTCTTAGTAACACTAGCCGCTTGTGCATCTGTGTCACCGGCTTCAAGTGCTTTCATGTACACCACGTCTTCTGCTTCAAGCAGAGGCGCACGAAATTCACGGATTTTGTCCTTGAAGATTACTTTGGCTGCGTCCATATCTTCTGAGATGACACTGCCACTTAATGACCATGCACCACGAAAGTGACGGTCAGAAGGAACGGTTGCCGCAGAAGCATCTATCTGATTCCCGTCCTTGTCTACGATGTATGTTGTTGCCATTAGGTTTCTCCTCTTAGGCTGCTAAATCAGTGACGGTTAGTTCTTCAGTTATCTTCCAAGCATTGCGCCACTCTCTAGTGCTTGGTAACTGTTCCTTGCGGCAAATAACCATCTTGGGTTTGTTGCCTGTATTCCATTCCCGCCAAACGTGCTGGGGGCAGTCTTTCATAATCAGGTACTCAATCGCCTGTTCTTCTGTCATGGCTTCCATTGGTTCTGTGTTGTGCAACAGATAGCCACGAGTATGTTTCTTGAAGTCGGGCTGCGCTTCGTCCTTGGCAAGTTCCCAGTATACCCAAACAGGGGGAAGTATGCCGCCCTGCATCGCTGCTGCCATCCAGTTGGGGTCAGGTACAAGTATCTTGGCACACTCGTCTATGCTGTCTTCGTAGACAACACGGTACTCTGACTGATGCGGCTCAAGGTTTTCTTTAGCCCAGCATAGTCTGTCAAATAGGTGTGTGCCTTGAAATTCTGGTGTTTCCATTATGCTAAATCTCCCGCAGCGTGTCCTGTGCATACACTAGCGTCAACTAGATTGCCTGATTGGTTTGAGGCAATTATTCCATATTGACCCGCTTGAATAGTACCGCTATCTGCTATATCTGGATATGCCCTTATTCCTGATTTACCCGTACCAATTACAGGAGCATAGTTTACACTAGAAAAGCTATTGGTGTGTGTAATAGTATAGTTACCTGTTCCATTATCTGTAAGGCTAGAATTGTTTAAACTATCTCGTGTTGAAATAGTGCTTTCACCATCCATATTTATCCATTGCTTTAAGCTACCATTCACAACGTACTGCGTATCAAGCGACCCAGCGGTGCTGTGTTCTAGTTGGTCTGCTACAATTTTTCCAGCCATTATGCGAGGTCTCCGTGTATGTTAGAAAATGCAGGGTCAACATCTTCATTAGAGTTGCTTTGGTCTCTACACAATATAGTAACATTTGAGGTGTTTGCCCCAGAATGAATTTGTATTTGATTTCCACTAGCGTGTGCAACATTATAGTTTGCATTGTTCATGTTATTGGTAAAAATAAAAGCATAAGTACCTGTTCCATTATCTGCCGTGCTGCTCACATTAAAACTGTCATCCAACCCAATAGTGCCTGTGCCATCTAATCTTGCCCACATTTTACACAACCCCTGCTGAAGATTGGTCGTGGTTGAATTACCTTCACCTGTGACCGCAATAGAGCCAGCAGTGCTTGTACCCGTGAGCGTGTTTACAAGAATGGTACTCATACTAAGTCTCCTACTGAAACACTTGCGTCAAGTTCCATGTCTGTTGCCGTTGTGGTTTTATAAGTCAAGACTTGATACCCTGTTGTAACTTGTGTAGTAACAGAGTTTCCACCCCCCCTTACGCTGGTGTCATTTTGACCGCTGGATGTATCTGAAGAAGAGGCAGTAGTGGCAAAACCCAGAGAAAGATTAGACGTAAAATTAGCCGAATGTCTTCCTGCAGCCGCATCGTCAACACTGCTTATATTAAAACTACCATCAATATTTGTGTTGGCTTGGTCGTACATTAAACGTGCTTTAGGAACTTCTTGCTTCGTCAGCGTAGCCGCACCGCCAGATGTATTCTGAATTGTATCTGCTTTTAACGTACTCATAGCGTCACCAATGTACCACCAGATTCAACGGTGAGTGTCACACCGCTGGCTACTGTAAGTGGCCCTGTTACGTTAGCGTTCTCTGTTGCCAGAATGGTTGTGTTGGAACTGAGTGTTTGTGCGTTGGTACGAAACATACCGCTTGCCTTAAACGTACCTTTGTTTTCTGCAGCAGGTGTTACAGACGCTGCAGACACACCCATATAGATTACGAAGATGTTACCTGTTCCGCTTGACGGTGCTGCAGTAAAGGTGAGTGTTGTACCGTCTGGCACAGTGAACGCATCAACACTTTCCTGTACGACACCATCTACAGATACAATAATATCTTCTTGAGTTACCGTCTGGTTCAGAGTAAACGTGGTTGTAGACCCGTCACCATTAAACTCTTGGGTAGCAGGTCTAGCCTGAAAACTTGCAGTGATAGGATTACCAATGAGGGGCATGGGCTATTCCTTATGTACTAATTGAGTCAACAACAGAGACCCAAACATCTGCGCTGCTTGCGGTATCGGACTGTACCTTTAGTACGTCACTGGATTGCATTACAATCTTTGCACCACCATCAAGTAACTGTAGTGCCGAACCTGCAGGAATCGGTGCTGTCTTTACGATGTAATAGTCATTTGACCCATCGTTAATAAAGACATCTACATTGATTTGGCTGGTGGTTGTATTAGCAACATTGATACCAACAAGAGCATCATCGGAATTTGCAGTACGTAGCGTAGAAGCTGACGTGCCTACATTCCTTGCAATGTTTCTTTCAAAATCCTGTGCCATGATTTCTCCTGAATACGAGTTACTTAATTATACCATATTTATGTTTATTTGTCAAGCACTAAAGTGCAATTGCCATAGCCACTGCAAAACCTGCTGTAGCACCTGTTGATAGATTAGTTAGCTGTGAGCCATCAACTGCTGGCAGTCTAGCTGACCCATCAAGTTGTACTACATTGTTTGCACTTGTACCTACAGTCTGTGTAGCGGCTGTACCCAAACCAAGTGTAGTGCGCTGCGCTGATGCATCTGCATCATCTAACAGTGCCTTACCTGCCGCTGTTAAATCATATACGGCTGCTGTACCAGAACCAGTAAACTGGATACCCTTATCTGCTGCAGATGTCAGACCAGCAAGTGCAGCAAGTTCTGCGTCATATGCTTGTACGTCACTTCCAATAGCTACACCTAAATTTGTACGTGCAGCAGAAGCAGTGCTTGCTCCTGTACCACCTGCGGCTACAGGCAAGTCACCTGAAGACGTAACACCTGACAGGTCAATAGTAGGTGTAGTCAGTGTTTTGTTAGTTAGGGTTTGTGTAGCTGTTGTACCCACAATCTCCTGATTACCACCAGCAGGTAGGGTCAGTGTGTTTGTTACACCAGCAGAGTGAGGTTGCGCTTGCAGTGTCTGTGCATGTGCGTTACTAGACTCACAATAAAAATTTACTTTTGCTACACTTCCTGTGCCTGTACGTATATCAATCAAACCATCAGATATAGACACACCGCCTGATGAACCATTACCATCAAGGTTTACTACACCAGTTCCGTTTGGTAAGATG